ACTGCTCAAAACGCATATGGAGCTGCTAACACTGCTCAAACGACTGCTCAAGATGCCTATGGTCAAGCAAATACTGCTTATGGTGCTGCCAATACAGCCCAAACAACTGCTCAAAATGCTTATGGACAGGCTAATAGCGCTTATGGTGCTGCTAATACTGCGCAAACAACAGGTCAGAATGCGTATGCTCAAGCCAATGCTGCTTATGGTCAAGCAAATTTAGCATATACAGCCGCTAACAATTCTAATTTGCTTGTTGGTGGAACAATTACTGGATCATTGAACGTCACCCAAGACATTAATATCTCAGGAAATATTTTCCTAGAAGGTAACACAACATTTATTAACGTTGCTACATATGCTGTAGAAGACTCTCTCATTTATCTAGCATCAAATAACATTATTAACGACATTGTCGATATTGGATTTATTGGCAGTAAAAATACTGGCGGCAGTTTCCTTCAAACTGGATTGGCTCGCGATGCTTCTGATGGTAAATATAAACTTTTTGATGGACTACCAGATAACGATCACGTCGGCAACGTAATTACATTTGCAAACAGCTATTTGGCAACTTTGGTTGCAAATGTTGAAGCAAATACGTTGACTGTTGTTAACGGCGTTTCTGGAAACGTAAATTTCGATTCTGGAACATTGTTTGTTGATGCTTTCAATAATGAAGTCGGTGTTGGAACAACAACTCCAGAAGCCGCGCTTCATATCGTAGGAACCACATCTGTTCGCGAAATAGTTGAAAGAGCGAATGTTTCTGCAACCGCTCTTGGCGCAAATTTGGAAATTTCGTTGATTAACGACGGCTCTGTTACATATCTATCAGCTAACTCAACAGCAAATTCAACATTGAATATTAGAGGCAATTCAACGATTACTCTTAATACATTGATGCCAACGAATAGAACATTGAGCGTTGCTGTTCTTGTGAAGAACGGAGCAACTCCATATGCAATCAACTTTGTTCAATTAGACGGCGCAAATACAACAATCAACTGGTCTGGTGGCACTGCCCCAACACCAAATGCTAATGCGATAGATATCTATTCGTTTACAATTCTTAAGACTGGTTCTGCAACATATACATTATTGGGCGCAAAACAAAACTTTGGAGCATAATATATAATTTTATTTTGGAGGTATTATGAGTAAGGTTGATAAGAAATACATTGGTGATAAAGTATTAACTAATCGTGAAAAAGTATATCAGCTATATGGAATTAATGAAGCGATTGAATTGTTAAGACCAGGAGCAAAATGGGAATGGACAGGTGGTGTAGGGTTTTCTCGCTGGGACGACCCTAGACCATGTCCATCTAAAAAAGAAGTTGAAGAAACAATGGAAAAAATTAAGGCGTTTGAAGATTCCATTAATACAATATGGACTGAAGAACAAATTAACAACATTAACAACCATGAAAATTTATTAAATGGTTAAAATAGATAATAAAATAACTTACGGAGTTTATCAATGGCACACTTTGCAGAATTAGACGCAAATAATGTTGTCTTACGAATTGTTGTCGTAGGGAACGCAGACACATCAGACGCTAACGGTGTTGAAAAAGAACACATCGGTGCTGCTTTCTGCGAACGATTGTTCGGTGGCACCTGGAAGCAAACTTCTTACAATGGAAACATGCGTAAAAATTATGCTGGCATTGGTTTTACATATAATGCCAGTATAGATGCATTCGTTCCACCAAAACCATATCCATCTTGGGTGTTAAATAACACAACAGCTAATTGGGACGCACCTGTTGCTAAACCTAATGACGGTAAATCTTATGAGTGGAATGAAGCTGAATTAAATTGGGTTGAAGTTTCTATTACATAATTTAATTATTAATTGAGGAATTGTTATGGCTATACTTGATCTTTTTCCAACTCCAGTTGGAATATATGAATTGAATAGGGATGTGAGTGATATTGAAAAAGAAACTGTATTAAATTTTGAACGGAGAAGTAATTCCGGAAATTTAACGAGCAAACCTCGTAACATTGTATATGATTATCCAGAATTAAATCATCTTAAATCATTTTTTGATGAAAGTATCCAAGACTATTGCAACAATGCATTAGCAATCAATCCAAATGAAGTCTCTGTGTATATAACTCAATCTTGGGCAAATTATACCGACTCTGGTCAATATCACCATAAACACTCACATCCGAATAGTTATGTTTCAGGTGTATTTTATCTCCAATCTTCAGAAGAAGATAAAATACATTTTTTTAATTCCAATACAACTAATCACAATATGAGAGAAATTAGAGTTAATACAGTTTCTTATAATAAGTATAATTCAGAATCATGGTGGTTGGAAGCAACCCAAGGTAGATTATATCTATTTCCATCTAATTTTGTTCATATGGTCGAAACAGTAGTTGCAAAACAAACTCGAGTTAGTATCTCATTTAATACTTTTCTTAAAGGTGTTGTTGGGTCAGCAGATAGCTTGACAGAATTAATTTTAAATTAACTAAATATTGGTAGATGCGCATGAAGGTATTTAAATGGCTACACCAACTACCAGAGAACAATTAAAAGATTACTGCCTAAGAAAATTAGGATTTCCAGTAATTGATATTAATGTTGATGACGATCAGCTAGACGATCGAATAGATGATGCTCTTTCAAAGTTTAGAGACTATCATTACGATGGAACTGAGGAATTATACCTAGCCCATCTTGTCACATCAGGAGATATTGCTAACAGCTATGTGACATTAGCTGATTCTATAGTAGGCGTCAGTAGAGTTTTGCCAATTAATTCTGGAAGCGTTAGTTCCTCAAGCGAACAAGGGTTTAATATTTTTGATATTAATTATCAAATTCGTTTAAACGATTTTTACAATCTTTTATCTTCATCATACACATATTATGTTATTGCGCGCGAACATCTAGCAACATTAGATATGATTGTAACGGGCGAACTACCGTTTACATATAATAAAAAAATAAATCAATTAAAAATATTGATGGATTGGAGCGGCAGAATTGCTGTTGGCGACTATCTAGTATTTCATTGTTATAGAGTTGTTGATCCGAATTCTTATTCAAAAGTATTTAATGATACATGGGTTAAGGATTATACCACTGCATTGTTCAAAGAACAATGGGGATCTAATTTAACAAAATATACAAATTATACATTACCAGGTGGATTAGTTGTAAATGGTGAAAAGATATACAATGATGCTGTAATTGAAGTTGCTGCGCTTGAAGAAAAACTTCGTGATGTATATGAGGCTCCACCGCAAATGATGGTGGGCTAATATGCCAACTTCAGTATACTTCAACAATCAAGACGCTACAAGAGAACAATTTCTTGTTGAAGATTTAATTCTAGAATCAATAAAAAATCATGGTATCGATGTAATCTACCTACCTAGAGCATCGCAATCAACTATTGATGAACTGTTCGGTGATGATACAGTAAAATACTTCAACGAATCGTATACTATTGATGTATACATGGAAACTTTTAATGACTTTGAAGGTAATCAAGAATTTTTTAGTAAATTTGGATTAGAGATTCAAAAAAACGCCAAAATAGCAGTAGCACGAAGAACTTTTTCTAGATTTATTCCAAACGCAACTCGAAATTCTCCGAAAGAAGGAGATCTTATATGGCTTCCTGTTCAACAAAAATTAATGGAAATTAAAAGAGTTGAAGAAGAAAAAAACTTCTTTCAAGCAGGAAAAATTGCCCCATATATGTTTGGACTAACAATAGAAACATTTAAATATAATGGAGAATTATTTGACACAGGTATTTTTGAAATTGATGAAATCCAAAATAGACAATCATACGCAATAAACTTTACTGTTGCAGCAGGTGGCGTTGGTAATTTTGAAATAGGTGAACCTGTATATCAAGGCAATTCATATAGTGCCGCTTCAATAAAAGCATATGTAGCAGATTTTGATAAAGCAACAAGAATTTTACGATTAAGAAATATCAAAGGAACATTTGTTGCGAATCAACACATTAAAGGATTTAATAGTTCTGCTAGCTGGATAATGCAATCAGGTAATATTATGGATAATCAAAATGATGCAGATGATAACATTATTGTCGAAAGCGAAGCAGATAATATATTAGATTGGACTGAAACAAATCCATTCGGATCATCGGATGAAACTTAATGTTATCTAACGCACATTTCTACCATAGAATTACACGCAAACTTGTTGTTGCTTTTGGCACAATGTTTAACAACATTATGCTCAAGAGATATAATAAAGAAAATACTGTAGAAATTGAAAGAATTGTTGTTCCTATGACATATATGTCAAAAGAAAAATTCTATCAACGATTAGCGCAAGATCCAAATTTATCAAAAGAAGTTCAAATAAACCTACCTAGAATGACGTTTGAATTAGATTCAATCGTATACGATCCGTTGAGAAAAGTTTCTGCGTTTCAAAAATATTTTGCTCCTAAATCGAATACAGAAATAAAAACTACATACTCAACTCCATATAATTTTAATTTTTCGCTAAACATATTTGTTCGAAATACTGAAGACGGAACACAAATAATAGAGCAAATACTACCATATTTTAATCCTGATTATACATTATCAATTAATTTTGTTGATATAAGCGATCCTATTGATGTTCCTATCATATTAGAAAGCGTCAGCTATTCAGTCGAAGACGAAGGAGCAATGGAATCTCTTCGAACTATTGTTTGGACATTACAATTTACAGTTAAAGCATATCTCTTTGGTCCAATAACAAATACTGCAATAATCAGACAATCAACAGCAAATACATTCGATAGCATTTATAATGCTACTGGTAGTAGAACAATTACACTAACAAATGGAACTGGTGATTATAAACTTGGGGAATTGGTATATATTGGGCAATCAATAAAAAATATTGATGC